CCGAATAAGGTTGTTGTGACTGCGCCAACCAGCGGCCAGCTTTTTGATGCGCTTTTTGCCGAGCTTAAACGTTGGATAAATGAGCTGCCTAAAGAAATATCGCAGCTGCTTACTGTGAAGTCGGATCGCGTTGAGCTTGCTGCTGCTGCATCAGAGGCGTTTATATCGGCCCGTACCAGCCGTGCAGAAACGCCAGAAGCATTGGCTGGCGTCCACTCAGAGCATGTTTTGCTGGTTGTTGATGAGGCCAGCGGTGTGCCTGAGAAGGTGTTTGAGGCTGCTGCTGGATCAATGTCGGGCCACAACGCGACCACGATACTTTTATCTAACCCGACCAGATCCAGCGGAACGTTTTACGAAAGCCAGACGAAGATGGCATCTAGCTGGTGGACGCGTCGTTGGTCATGCGTAGATAGCCCGCTGGTGTCGGAAGAGTTTGTTGACGAGATGCGCGTGAGATATGGCGAACAATCTAACGCGTTTTTGATAAGGGTCATGGGCGATTTTCCTCTTGCCGACGATGATACGATTGTGCCGTATCATTTGGTGGAGAGTGCTATGAAGCGTGATATTGAGCTTGCGCCGAATGCGAAGACTGTGTGGGCTATAGATCCGGCAAGATTTGGTAGCGACAGGACGGCGTTTTGCAAGCGCGAGTCCAACGTTATAACGGAAGTTAAGTCGTGGCAGGGTTTGGATCTGATGCAGACCGTGGGCAGGGTGATGGCTGAGTATGAGGCGTTGCCGCCCAGCCAGCAGCCTGATGAAATACTTGTGGATAGCATTGGCGTTGGCGCTGGTGTGGTTGATAGGTTGCGTGAGCTAGGCGCGCCTGTGCGTGGTGTGAATGTTGCCGAGGCTCCAAGCATGGGCGAGACGTATAATAATTTGCGCACTGAGCTGTGGTTTAAGACAAAGGCGTGGCTAGAAGATCGCTCGTGTAAGCTGCCGGAAGATGATGACTTGCGGGCTGATTTAACTGCCATACGGTATAGCTTTACCTCGTCCGGTAAAATGCAAGCCGAGAGCAAAGATAGCATGCGAAAGCGTGGCTTGCGTTCGCCGGATTTGGCTGATGCTGTTTGCTTGACTATGGCGTCAGATGCAGCAACGGCACTGTCAGGCCCGATGATGTCTTGGCGTGGCGCGATACGCAGGAACTTGCGCGGTATAGCCTAATCTCGCTCAATATGTTACGCTTCGCGTAATTTATGGAGATTATGATGCCAAATGTAGATGGGAAAAAGTACCCGTACACAGCCGCAGGCAAAAAAGCTGCAGCCGCTGCGATGAAGAAAAAGAAGGCGAATAAGCCGAAGAAGCGGGCGATGACCGCGCGCAAGAAGTGATGTGGACGGCGCTGCTTTTGCTTTGCAGCGTCGAGGGTAACTGCTTTTCGTTTGGCAGCCCTGTGATGCAGAGCGAGAGCCAGTGCATACAGTCCATACCGAGCGGGCTGGAATACGCGCGGCAGATGTTTCCTGCATACCGCGCAACCGATTATCAATGCGTCCAGTGGGGCGAAGGAGCTTAGATGGCTAAGGGTTTATACGCTAATATCCACGCAAAGCGTAAGCGCATTGCTGCTGGATCTGGCGAGAAGATGCGCAAGGTAGGCAGCAAAGGCGCGCCTACCGCGAAAGCGTTTAAGAAATCAGCTAAGACAGCAAAGAAGAAATAGCATGGCAGATAAATTTTTAGACTTCATTGATATGATCGACGGCGGTGGCGCTGGCAAGTTTGGCAAAGAATTTGAGGGCGGCGGTATATTTTCTATGCTGGCCAATGCTCTTGCAACGCCATATGGGTCAGAAGATGAAGAGCGTATGCGCAAATTGCGTCAGATGCGTGGCTTGCTTGCGCCGGATGAAAGCATCGCGCCAAAAGCTGCCCCACGCCCAACGGTGACGCGCGGCGGTGGGGCTGGTCGAGCGCAAGTTAGACCGCAAACGCGGCCCTCGCAAAGCATGCCGTTTGGCAGCACACCTGTTGGTGGTGGTATGCCAGCCGCGCCGAGCATGACGTTTGGTAATATCCCTGTTGGCGGTGGTATGCCTGCTGCTCCTGCGCAAAATATGGCTAGACCAGAAATGCCTGCGTCTGGTATGCCTGCTGCTGCGCGCGCAGCATTGCAGGGGCCAAGCCCTCAGGCTGGCATGCCGACCGTGATGACGGATGATGACGCGTTTAGAATAATGGTTTCTCAGCTTGGTCAAACCGCTGTTGATAGAATGTCAGGGCAACAGTTTATCCAGACGCTAAATCAAATTAAGTCTCAAGGGCGTGGTATGTAATGCCCCGCACCAAGTCAGAGAAAATAGCAGCAGCCAAGAAGCGCCACGGTTTTACTGCGGTAAATAAACCTAGACGCGGCGGGCCAAAGAAGTTTGAGGTGCTTGCTGTTGAGGGTGACGCGGTGAAGAAAATTAACTTTGGCGACCCAAATATGTCCATCAAGAAGGACCAGCCTAAGCGCAAAGCGTCCTACTGCGCACGCTCCGGCGGCATCAAGGGTAAGTCAAGCAAACTAAGCGCCAACTACTGGTCGCGCAAAGCATGGGATTGTTAGATGGCAATTACAACATACGCAGAGCTGCAATCCAGCATAGGCGACTTCCTTGACCGCGATGACCTGACGAGCGTCATCCCGACGTTTATTTCGCTGGCCGAGGCAGACATGAACCGCCAGATACGCCACTGGCGTCAGGAGAAGCGCGCCAACGCCAACATCGATACGCAATACAGCGCCGTGCCGTCTGACTTCTACGAGGTCATACGGATGTATATTACCTCGGGCAACACGCAGCCGCTTGAGCTGCTGAGCCAGTTTCAGCTTTTGGAGCGCAAGCAGCGCACGGCCAACGCCACCAACGAGCCACGCTACTACGCGATCACGGCTGGCGAGATAGAGGTGTTCCCCGTTCCCGATGGCACATATGCGACGGAGCTATATTACTACGCCAAGATCGGCGCGCTGTCTGACAGCAACACGTCTAACTGGCTGCTGGAATACTTCCCCGACGCCTACCTATACAGCTCGCTGGTGCATTCTGCGCCGTATCTGAAAGACGACGCGCGTATCCAAGTTTGGGCGTCTTTGCAGGCGAACGCGATTGGTGGTATAAACGCAGACAATGATAAAGCGAAATTCGGCGGATCTGGTCGCCGCATGAAGATAAAGGCGTATTGAGATGAGCTTCACCAACACCTTCGAGACAACCGTCCTGACATGGGCGTTCACCACCAACAGCGCGACACGCCCGACCGAGTGGCACACCGCGCTTTACACCGTTGCGCCTGACGATACTGGCGGCGGCACAGAGGTATCCGGCGGGGGCTACGCGCGCCAAGCCACGGCGTTCACCGTATCAGGCAACACGGCCACAAACAGCGCCGCCGAAGAGTGGCCCGTTGCAACGGCAGGATATGGCACCGTTGTCGCCGTCGGCATCTTCGACGCGTCATCTGGCGGCAATTTGCTGGCCTACGCCAACCTGACCGCCAATAAGACGATTGACACGGGCGACGTGTTCCGCATTCCTGCGGGCGATCTCGACATCACGCTAGACTAATGACGTATCGCAGCGGCTACGGGCGAAGCACCTACGGCAGCTACAACTACGGCTTGGACGGCGCTATCATTGGCGCTGCCTCCATTGTTGCCGTCACGTCTGCCACCGCCGCCGCGTCTGTACGCGTTCGCGGAGCTGCGTTGATCATCGAGACTGTTACAACCACAGCGTCTGCTGCTGATCGCGTTCGAGAGGGCAGCGCCACCATTGCCGCCGCCGCATCTGTTGCCGCGTCTGCCGCGCGCGTCAGGGAGGCGTCTGCCACGATTGCAGCGTCTGCCAGCGTTACGGCTGCGGCTGAGCGCATGCAGAACGGCTCCGCTTCCATATCCGCTGCTGCATCCGTTGCCGCGTCTGCTGAGAGGGTTCGTGATGGCGCTGCTGCGATTGCTGTGCAGGCGTCCACAACGGCAAGCGCCGTTGCGATATTCGAGGACAGCGCCACCGCCGCCTGCGTAGCAACTGTCAGCGCCACATGCAACCGCGTGCAGAATGCTGCGTCGGTTATTGCCTGCGCGGCGTCTGTGGTCGCAAATGGTCGCAAGAAGTGGGAGCCTGAGCCTGACACGCCTGAGACGTGGACGCCTGTTGCGGAAAACAGCAAAACGTGGCAAGATGCGGGCAGCACGCCAGAAAGCTGGGCGGCTGTATCCCCCACATCGACGGATTGGACACCGGCATCAGCTTCAAGCGAAACTTGGGCCGATGCGGCATAGGAGATAGAACATGGCAGATACGACAACAACGGCATATGGCTTAACGAAGCCAGAGGTAGGCGCGTCAGAAGATACGTGGGGAACGAAGATCAACACAGACTTCGATAGCCTCGACACGATCATCAACGCGATCGGCGGTAAAACCGCTGCCGGAACACTGTCGTATGCAGATAGCGCGAAGCTGGTGACGAGCGCGACAGGTATTGACGTTACAGGGACTGTCACGGCTGATGCTTATGCTTTAGATAGCATTGCTTTGCCTAGTGCTGGAACTGCTACGATATTCAACCGCAATACAGACAATAATCTATACATTCAGACTGACAGCGGTAACACTGTTTATTTATTAGATGGCAGTCAGAATACAATGTATACTGCCTCACCTACATCTCATATTTTCCAAATATCTAACGCTGAGAAAATGCGCATCGACAGCAGCGGTCGGCTAGGAATTGGCACAGATTCGCCAGCACAAAGGTTAAACGTAAATGGTCGCTTTCAAATTGATGCAGGATGGGAAATAAAACTTCAAAATGCTGCACAAAACGGCTTTGCAACAATTCAAAATGTGGGTGCTGGAACTAACACAGACTTAGGTTTTAGTACCGCTGGCTCAGAAGCCATGCGCATAGACAGCTCAGGTAATGTTGGGATTGGCACATCAAGTCCAAACAGTGTAACTAACTATACTGGACTGACGATTAACAATGGAACGTATGGCGGGTTCATTGATATTGAAAACAACGGCAATCACACATTTAGACTTATATCAAACACTACTGGAAGTTACATTAGAACTGTAGAGGCTGACCCTTTAGTTTTTGACACCGCCGATACAGAACGTATGCGCATCTCAGCAGCGGGTGATCTGGAATTAATCCAAAGCAATAACCTTTATTGGAAACACGCAGGTGGTGGAACTATACGGGCTGGAATTACCGCTGATAGTTCTGACAATCTTACATTCTCAACTGGTTCATCTGACAGCACTGCGATGACGCTGGATGCGAGCGGTAACTTGCTGGTGGGTAAGACTAGTTCAGCAACAAACACTGTTGGAGTTGAGATTGATGGCGCAAATGGTGTTGGTGTTTTTACACGAGATGGAAACACAGCTATCGAAGCTAATCGAAAAACATCAGACGGTACTATCATAAATCTTCGCAAAGACGGCACCACTGTGGGGAGTATTGGAACACTTTATAGCGATATGTACGTTGGCACTGGTAATACAGGTTTAAAGTTTACTGACAGTTCTAGTGTTATTGTTCCGCTCAATACATCAACACTTGCAGAACGAGATGCTGCCGTTAGTCTGGGGCAGTCAAGTACCCGCTTCAAAGACCTCTACCTGTCTGGCTCTATTGAAATAGAAAACGGCACAGGCAATGTCGGCGTTGGTAAAGAGGCGTTAAACTCTAATACTAGCAGTGACAACTCAGCTTTTGGCAAAAGGTCTTTGTATTCAAACACTTCTGGCTCAAAAAACTTAGCTCTTGGAAAAAGTGCAGGATATAATAATACAGAAGGCACAAGTAATACTTTTGTTGGAGCGGCAAAAAGCTCAACAGGCTATGGGTCAGGGTATTTTATGACCACAGGCTCCAATAACACTATCCTTGGTGCATATAACGGCAACCAAGGCGGCCTAGACATCCGCACCTCAGACAACAACATCGTGCTGTCGGATGGGGATGGTAATCCTAGGGCTTATTATAAGGCAGATACTGGAGATGCTGCTTGGTTTTTTGAAAGCCCAATAAACAATCAATTTGCGCTTCATGTAAAAAACACAACCGCATCTTCTCAGCCTTACGGGCATTTTGTACAATTTACTGATGCTGCTCCAAACAACACTACTAGCATGTTTTATGGTGCGTCTGACAATAGTGCGTCTAGGTTTATAGTTTTTTCTAACGGAAACGTAGTTAATGTAAACAACAGCTACGGTGCTATTTCAGACGTTAAGTTGAAAGAAAACATTTTTGATGCTTCATCTCAGTGGGATGACATAAAGGCTCTAACTGTTCGCAAATACAGCATGAAAGCCGATGAACTTGATGCTCCTAACATGCTTGGTGTCATCGCCCAAGAAGTTGAAGCAGCAGGTATGGGTGGTCTTGTATTTGAAAGCCCTGATCGTGACAATGAAGGGAAAGCCCTTGATACCGTTGTTAAGCAAGTCAACTACTCCATCCTCTACATGAAAGCAGTCAAGGCACTGCAAGAGGCAATGGATCGGATTGAAACCCTAGAGGCAAAGGTAACTGCCCTAGAAAACGCATAATCAGAAAAGGAAAAAGCTATGGCTATCACTTACACTTGGTCAATCTCCAACATGGAGCATGAAATATCAGACGGTGCTGTAATCACTGCACACTGGTATTGCTTAGGCACTGACGCAGATGGAAACTCTGCACGTTCTTACGGAACAACATCATACACACCAGACCCATCAGCCGCAGGGTTTATTCCCTACGCTGACTTGACTGAAGAAATAGTCTTGGGCTGGGTACACGGATCGGTGGATAAGGATGCCACTGAAGCTGCCATAGCGTCAAAAATCGACGCAATGGTAAATCCAACGACTGCTGACGGAGTTCCGTGGGCAGCATAACTTGAAAGGAGATCAACGTGACTGAAGACAAAAAGGTCATTACGATTGACGATGTAGAATACACTGAAGATCAACTAAGCGACACTGCAAAGATGTGCATAAATCACATCAATTCGCTAGACCAGAAGATCGGCTCTGCGCAGTTTAACTTGGTGCAGCTTCAGATGGGCAGGCAGGGCTTCATGGCCGAGCTGAAAGCCGCCCTTGAGCCTGACGCGGAATAGCCGCGCAGCATAACGAAAACGCTAGGGGCAGCAAAACGCTGCCCTTTTGCGCATCAAATGGTCATGTGTTACACTGCGGCAAGCGCGCAACACCAACGAGGCAACGATGGCCCTGATTAGATTAGACGTACCCGCTGGGGTTTACCGCAACGGCACCGACTTGCAGAGCATGGGCCGCTGGCGCGATGCCAGCCTGATCCGTTGGATCGACGGCACGATGCAGCCGGTCAAGGGTTGGCGCACAAGATCCAACACCGCCACAAACGCCACGCCGCGCGGCATGCTAACTTGGTCAGACAATACCAACGCCAGATGGATTGCCACCGGCACATATAACAAGCTCTACGCCTACAACAGCTCCGGCGTGCAATACGACATCACGCCAGCTGGCCTGACTGCTGGCCGCGAAGATGCCATAGCGTTTACCGGCTTCGGCGGCGGCTTGTTCGGCAGCTACGCATACGGCGTTGCGCGGCCTGACACTGTACGCATCCAGCCAGCCACCGCGTGGAACTTGCAGGCGTGGGGGCAGTATCTTCTGGCTAACAACGAAGACGACGGCAAGGTTTACGAGTGGCGGCTAAACACCGGCGCGGTAGCCGCGCAAGTCGCCAACGCGCCTGTCGATAACAAGAGCATCGTCGTCACGGCTGAGCGCTTCCTATTCTGCCTTGGCGCTGGCGGTAATCCGCGCCTTGTGAAGTGGTCTGACCGAGAAGACAACACGACGTGGACACCTGCCGCGACAAACGAGGCTGGCGACCTTGAGCTGCAAACCGAAGGCGAGATCATGGCGGGCGTTTCTGTGCGCGGCCAGACGCTTATTCTGACAACGCGTGACGCGCATGTCGCCAACTATATTGGCCCGCCATATGTGTATGGCATTGAGCGCGTCGGGTCTTCCTGCGGGTTGGCTGCAAAGCTTGCATACGCCAACGTGGACGTCGGCTGCTTCTGGATGGGCGTGCATGCGTTCTACGCCTACACAGGCGGCGGCGTGCAGGAGATCCAGAGCGACGTGTCTGATTACGTGTTTAACGACATCAACCGCGCGCAGATCAGTAAGGCGTTTGCCATGTCAAACGGCCAATACGGGGAGGTGTGGTGGTTCTATCCGTCCAGCGCGTCCACAGAAAACGACCGCTATGTGGCATATAATTACGTCGAAAATACGTGGTCAATCGGTACGCTATCCCGTACGGCGGGAACAGACGCAGGCACATTCCGTCAGCCCATGATGGCCGACCCGTCTGACAATAAGATATACGAGCATGAGATCGGGTTCGAGTATGGCGGCCTGACGCCGTTTGCGGAAACCGGCCCCATCATGCTTGGCTCCGGCGATAACGTTGTCAGCGTGACGGAGATGATCCCCGACGAGAAAACGCAGGGCGATGTCAGTGCCACGTTTAAGACGCGTTTCTATCCCAACGGCACCGAGCGATCATACGGGCCGTTTAGCATGTCCAACCCCACCAGCATGCGCTTCACGGGCCGTCAGGTGCGTATGCGCGTTGACGGGGCAAGGCTTGCCGACTGGCGGGTTGGCATAAACCGGCTAGACGCTGTTGCGGGTGGCCGTAGATGACGCAGCAGTACCGCGCACCAGAGCCGCAGGGCGATGACTGGAAGTCATGGGCGCGGCGCATGATGCTGTATCTCGGCCAGACGCGATCACCGCTTGTGCAGCAGACGGGCGACGAGAGCGCGGCAGAAGATGGCGTGTTGATGTGGGATCGCATAAACGAATACCCCGTTGTCAGCAAAAACGGCGAGTGGCGGCAGATCGTGCTGGAAGACGGTCATGCTGATTTTATGCTGACGTCAGACGTCACGCCTGTTGCCGCCAACACGGCGTACAAGCTCACATATGACGCGCCCAGCGGCAATGACGGGATCACGCAAGGCACGCCAGCGTCGCGCATCGTGTTTGAGGAAGCTGGCCAATACGTTGTATCGTTCTCCGCGCAAATATCATCGACATCAGGCAGCACGGTTCACTTCTACTTCTGGCCCAGCGTCAACGGCACCAACGTGGCAGACAGCGCAATGACAACGGCGATGCACAATAACAACGCCACGCTGGTCACGTCGCGCACGCAGATATTCACGCTTGCGGCTGGTGACTACTTGGAAGTGAATTACATGATCGACAGCACAAGTGGCTTTCTGAATTACACCGCAGCGTCTTCGCCGGTGCCAGCGATACCCGCGTCAACCTTAGCAATTACGAGGCTTCATGGATAAAGAGCTTGAGAGATGCCGCGACTGGATTGAGTCTGCCTTGGAGTATTCCGGCGGCACGCATGACTTCATTGACGTGGCCGAAGGTATATACAAGGGAACGATGCAGCTCTGGCCTACGCCGAGGGGGTGCATAGTGACCGAAATAGTGGTATATCCGAGAAAGAAAGTTTTAAACGTGTTTCTTGGCGGCGGCGAGTTGGATCAGATTTTAGAAATGCATGAA